GCCCCAGAAACAGCACTGAGCTTGATTACAGAGCCTCCTGCGTTATCGTACACAAGGGGTTCATGGCTACGTTGGAAGAAGTATATTTTGTCGTTAAAGTTGACCATCTTCCAGTTGTCTGCAGAAATGGTGTAACTACCGGGAGTCTCGTCAGCCAACGTCGTTGTACCACTAAGAATCTTGTTGTTACCTACAGAAAAAACTTTAGTGTTGCCAGCGTCGTCTTTAAACTCTTTGATTGCTCTAAGAGTTGCCGTGCCTAATGCAGTTTTGTTTGTTGTAATAACATTATGGCCTTTACGTGTTGCAATACGACCACGTTTGTCAATTACAGCGTTATCTGCTATTTCAGCAAACGACGGGTCTTGCTGCAGCGGAGAATCTTCTGTATTGATCCCTTTAAAGGCAGGCGCAACCAAATTTATACTGTTAAGTTTTTGTGCCATATTTTACCTCAAGGGGTATAAAAGATTACTTCTTCTGGATGCTTTTGAGCGTCTAAAGCAATAGCGTCAGACATATAATTCTCAGCAACTTTAAAGTACTCAGGAGCAGACGTGCCTCCTGTTTCTCCACGTTCACGGGCTAGTAAAGCAACAGCCAAGTGTATTACCGGCATGCTAGGTATTGTTAGCCTGTCGTCATCGACAGTTAAATCACCTGTTCTTTTAACACAGTTAAAGCGAATGGTGTACTCTTTTTCTGGAGTAGGGTAAATGTCTATTTGCGTATCGCCATTACTGTCAACACCGTTGTACGTATAACAAGTAGGAGCGCTTTTGCGTGGATCAGATATTAAGTAAGCTTCATCAAAGAAAGTAGCTGTTTTGTATTCCATAAACAAATTAGCTGTATCATTAATTACGTTAAGCGCTTTAATTCTGTTCTGGCTGCCTGTTAAAACGTAATTAAAAACGTCAGCAGTAGTAGTAATTGTTAAGGTAGTCCTAAGTGCTGACCAGTCCCAAGAATCCTCTACAATTCTTTTAGCGTCATTAATAAAGTCACCAACCATTTTAGAGTACGTAGATTCATTAACCGTACTTACTTCGTCTTCACGCATCCGACGTAGTACGCCATTCATTAAGTTTAAGTATGTCATACGTCAAACATTCCTTTCTTTTGGGCACTGTTTTGTACCAAAGATTGTGTTACTTCTGTTTCAATAAAGTTATTAAGCACGTTAATAGCTCTGGTTGGGGCACGGTACTCTACAGCAGTAAACGGTTGTCTTGCCCAGTCTACATTGCCTGATAGCATTCCTGAGCGTCCTCCTCCGCCACCACCGCCACCTGCTGCTGGCTGAGGTTCTACCTCAGGTTCTACCTCAGGTTCTACCTCTGGTTCCGGCTCTGGTTCAGGCTCTGGTTCAGGCTGAGGTTCAGGAGTTATAATTATTTCGCCTAAACACTGATCTCCTTCGTGGTCGCTTGGCCTAGAACCGTCTTCACACTCTGAACATAAAGGATAATCTTTAGCTCCGTTGGGGCAAGAACCTTCTACAGAGTCGGCTAAACACAAACCAGTTTGTATATCTACAGTGAACCCTTCTTTACAAGGACCACAGCTTCCGTCTTCTGCAACAGTTGCGTTAGGGTCGTTACAGGTTGGTGTTGGTTCAACAACCTCTGTAGGAACGCAGACACCGTTTTGAATAGTTCCTGCTTGTCCGTCAATTACGCACTCCTCGCCTTCTACGGGTTCGGTAGGCGCTTGTCGTACTGGCTCACATCCCTTTGTTATTTCAGAATAATAAAAACCTTCTGGACACTCTTCTGGTTTTATATCAGGCGTTGGATCAGGGTCTGGATCAGGGTCTAAATCTGGAGTAAGAAAACTAGCACACTCAACCGGATTAGCTTCTGCATAGTCAGAGCTTTCACATGGATTTGTTGCAGCAAAACAATTACTTCCCTGTTTATCTGCCCTTGGAGTAAATCCGTCAGGGCACATACCAAAGTCATTACCACCCTCAACTACTTCGCCGTTTGTAAAATCAAAAGAACCATCATCGTCACCATCACCAACACCATCACCATCACCCGGGTCTGGCTCTGGCTCAGGCTGAGGTTCGGGCTCTGGTTCTGGTTCAGGCTCCGGTTCTGGTTCAGGCTCTGGTTCGGGTTCTGGTTCAGGCTCTGGTTCGGGCTCTGGTTCGGGCTCTGGTTCAGGCTCCGGTTCAGGCTCTGGTTCAGGCTCCGGTTCAGGCTCTGGTTCTGGCTCCGGTTCAGGCTCTGGTTCTGGCTCAGGATCTTCAACGCAGTTACCGTCGGCATCATACGTGCCGTCTACTCCGCTAGGAGTTTTGCAGGGAGCGTCTTCTACGTAATCTGGTGGTGGATCTTCGCATTCTCCAGTTGCTTCATTACGTATTTGATCGCCAGAACAAGGCGTTAATGTTTCTACACACTCGCCACCTTCGTTTACTTCGTAGCCAGACGCACAACCACCACATTTACTAGGCGTTCCACGTTTAACATCAGCAGGTATATGCGCTCTATTTTGAGAAGCACAATCTTCTGCTGTAGGCCCTTCAGGTACTTCTGGGGCCAGTTTTATTGGCTCTCCGCACTCGCTAGGTGTTCCACGCTTAGCGTCTGCGGGTATGTGTTTTCTGCCCTGAGTTAGACAGTCTTGCTCTGTTGGGCCTTCAATTACTTCTGGAGCCTGTTTTATTGGCTCACACTTTTCTGTTTTTTCTGAGTAAACTGTTCCTTCAGGGCATTCAATTACTTCTGGAGCTTGTTTAATTGGCTCTCCGCACTCGCTAGGTGTTCCTCTTTTAGCGTCTGCCGGAATATGCTTTTTGCCTTGACTTCGACATTCTTCTTCTGTCGGGCCTTCAATTACTTCTGGAGCTTGCTTAATTGGCTCACACTTTTTTGTTTCTTCTGAATAAACCGTTCCTTCAGGACATTCTTCAGGCACTTGAGGTGCTTGCTTAGTTGGCTCACATCGTTCTGTTTGCTTTGAAAAGAAAAACCCTTCAGGGCACTCTGTGCATTCTGGATAGTTAACTGCCCCGTTAGCACACTCTTCTGTCTCATTAGGATCTGTAATAAAAAGTTGCGGAAACGCCTCTTCAATTTCTTCTTCTATACTGCTTTGTATGTATCCACCGATCCATGCGCCAATACTTCCACCAACAGCATCTCTGATAATGTCTTCAAGATCTTTATCACTTATGCCGCCTTTGATTTTGGATAAAACTTTTCTAACTTTTTCTTTTGCTTTTTCTGCCGTGTCTTCTAACCAACCACCGGGATCTGATATAATATCCTTAATGTCTTGACCAGTTTCTTTAACTGCGTCCTCAAGGTCTTTCCAAGTAATATCAACTATGCCGGGAGGCATGGGAATATCTAAACCGGGTATAGAAAGAAGGGTACCAATTTTTACGCAATCTTTCCAACCTTGATATGTACCGCCCTCACCATCAGGAACTCTTTCTGTCCAAGATTCACATTCTCCAGATACGCCAGCTACACCGTTTAAAACGTTTGTAAGTAACTTTTCAAAATCTTTTTTATTAGTTGGGATTGCCCCAGTAACAACATCCTTTATTGTTTTAAAGATGTCCCTAAAGGTTTCTTCTTGTTCTTTGGTTATTTCTTCTCCGGCTTCTCTAAATTCGTTTAAAACTTGTTGAATAGAGCTTTCTTCATTAAATTCTTCTTCAGCAGAATCATCGTCATCTTCTTGTTGCTCTAGCCATTCATCATAGCCGCCAGCTTCTGCTATTTCATCTGCTATATTTTGAATTGCAGATACATCTTGAGAATCTACGGCTTCTTGTAAAGCACGTAAAACCCTAGGGTCTATGTCAGCGGGGACGCCTTGAGTACCTACAAACTCCGGCAAATCAAATCCTGCTTCCCTAAGAATTTGTTGCATTGTTTGATAGGCGCTAGTCATTCCTCCAGTAAATGAAGGAACGCTAGTGTCTGGCCTTTCATCTCTGCCCGGAGGCGCATCAGTGTTGCCACCCCTGTTTGATCCAGTAAGCATGCCTTCAGTTTTGTCATCACTAGGAGCTTTTTCTTTTTCTACTTTTCTTAACTGTGCTTTAGCCTCTTCTAATTTTTGCGTGCGCAAATCAATAAGCTCTTTATTGTTGTTTTCAACAGCAATCGCTAGTTTTTCTTTTCGCCTTAGAACAACGTTTCTTGCTCTTTGTAGTTCTTTAGAAACAGCCATTTATTTTTCCCTTGATACACCCTTGGTTTTTTCATAAGAGCGCATAGCACCAAGACCAAGCATACCCATTAGTACAGGCATCATAGTCTCTAGGTCAATGAGTGGTATAGTAACTTCAATAGCCAATAGAGCTAAAACAAAGTTGGTAAACGGTATAACCATAAAGTTGCCCATCATACCTAGTACACAACACCAGCCAACAGCAGGTCTCCAACCAGAGACAAATAAGGACTTGTGTGCTGCTTCTACCTTGTTAACCTCTAGTTGTGACTTAGCAAGCTCCTGAGCGTGTCTCTGAGCCATTGTAGCGACTTCATGAGCTAACCTAGCCTTCTGGTCTTTGTCCTGTACAAACTTGTCCAGAAGCCCTGTAACAGGCCCTATGAGCGACTCAATCATCTAGCAAACTCCAAGATAGCAATAGCCATAGTCACGATAAGAGCAATAGAAGCAAAGCCACCTGTCATCATCTTCTCAAGCTTATCAAAGCGTTGATTGTGTGCGTCTAACTGCATCTGAATCATCTCATAACGAATACTACATTCACGCTCATGAGCTTCTAACCGACTTAATGCTTGCTCTAGATCTGACATGACTATTCCTTACCGCCTTGGTGATCCACAGTCACCTGTGCATTTAATTTACCTATTTCTACTTCTACTTTATTTAACTGCCTGCGTAACTCGTGTATCTCTATGTTGCGTTCTTCCAAAGCCATAATCTTAGCGTTCTGTATAAGATCGTCTGGTAAAGCACCACGTAGACCTAGAGGCCACTCACGAACAAACGCAGAGTTTTCTAGGATGTTCATGTTCTGTATTTCTTGACCGTGTTCGATCGAGATAATACGAGTGT